ACAATGGTGGTCAGCAGCGCGTCCCGGCTGTCGTCTGGGATGCCCAGGAGAGTCCGCAAGGTCATCAATGTGCGCTCAGGCATCGTCCGGCTCCTCTTACGCCTTGGCGGTCACGGTGGCCACGCCAGCCTTGAGGGCACGATAGGTGCTGTCGCACTCGACCACGCAGATCTCCTTGCCAGTGGCGGCGGTGATCTCATCGGTGCCGTTCCAGGCAGTCCAGCCCTTGACACTCTGGCCGGCGGCAGGCAGGACGGCGTTGTCCGCCACCTTGTACTTGTAGCTGTTGCCGGAAGTCAGCGCAGGGGAGATGGTGAGCTTGGTCTTGCCGGAGGTGGTGGAGCTGGCGGCGCTGGTGACGGTCAGGTTGTCCAGGCCGTATTCGCTGTTCAGCAGCACCTTGCAAACTGCCTTCTTGTTGTCCGGCAGGATGAACTCACCGGCCTTGCCTGCGCCCTGGAGCGCCACACCGTCAAAGTCTTCGGATTCAATGGTGCGGGCGGTGTTGATGCCGGTGAACGCTTTGCCCACGCCGTCGATGTAGACGTAGGCCACCTCTCCGGTCTGGAACAGGTCATCGGGCACTTCCTCGATGAGGAAGCCCTTGAACTTCACCACGCCGTTTTCGTCGATATTGGCCACGGAACCCTTGGAGGTGGTGGTCAGTCTGTGATCCACGATGGCGTTGTACAGGTCGGCACACACCTTTGCCCGCTTGGTGCCCACGGCCTCGATGTTGTTGTAATACTTGCTCAGGGCGTTGAAGAGCGCCAGCACATTGTCATCGGTGTAGTCCAGCAGCGTCTCGCTGTGACCGGCATTCTGGGAGATGAACTTGCCGTGAGCGTCGTTAAATGCCTTGGTCTTCGCTCTGGCCTGCAGCTCCAGCCGGTCTGCGATGGCGGCCGCGAAGTCGTTGTTCACCGTGTGCCGGTCGATGCCCTCATGGAAGTTCCAGCCCCAGGTGTATTTTGCGGGGGTGTTGGTGTAGATGATCTCGGTGCGGCTACCGAAGCGGCTGGAATTGCCGGTGCCAGTGCCGAACGCCTTGGTGGCGGTCTTATCATAGCCGGTGCCGCAGACACAGGGGATGTCAGAGGTCTTCACATAGAAGGCGGTCTCGTTCTCCTGGATGCCGTCCATGGCTTCGATGCTGCCGCCGAAGAAGTCGGCAAAATAGCTCTGCTTCTTGAATACCGCCTGCAGCAGGCGCTTGAATTCTAGCTGATAGCTGCGGGCGGGCAGGTCGTTGTTGTCGCCAGCCGCGAACAGCTGGAGGTCAAATTTCTGTCTCATCTTTCTGCTCCTTTACTGATATTTCGCAATGCGCTTGTCGATCTCGGACATGGCATTGCCGGTGTTGTGTACGGTCTTGGGGGTTCTGCCAGTAGCTCTCTCCACTTCAGCGCGCTTCAGCTGCGCCTGGACGATGGACACAAAGCGGTCGATCCGCTCCTTGGTCTCCTCGGCGTCCTCCCCTACCACGAAGTCCAGGATGTCCTGGGTGGCGTCCACGTTGTGCTCCTTCAGCAGGCCGGTGGCTGTCTTACCCAGCTCCATCCGCAGGGCGGAACGCTTCAGTTCTGCGTTCTCCTTTTGGAGCTTCTCCATCTCATACTGGTGCTTCTGGTCTGCGTTCATCTTCGCCAGCTTGGCGGACTCCTCCTGGGCGTTCTTCACTGCCGCTTCCTGTTCCGCTTTCCACTTGGCGAATTTCTTGTTGATGATAGCATCAACATCCTTGTCGGTGTATTTCTTATCGCCTGCGCCCTGCTCCTGGGCAGGCTCCTGGCCTTCGGGCGGTTCAGTGCCCTCCGGCTGTGCCTGGGCAGGCGCTTCTTCTGCAAACAACTGCAGGTCGAACTTCCAGATATCGTGATCGTTCATTGTGATTCCTCCGTTCAAAAAGTTTTCCGCCATTATTCGTTGGGCGAGTATCTCCCCTGTTTTTCCGCCGTCAGGGCTTCGGCGCGCCGTTCTCGGCGATCTAAGACTTGTACGCACTGGGGATAAGCCTCCGCCACCCCCTGCACGCCAACAAAAAAGGAATCGGCCAGCAGCTGCACCTGCGGCGATCCCTCATATCTGACAAACGCCCCGCCGGGCGCAATGTCGCTGTGTAATGGTACGTCCGTCAGCTCCTCCGCTGACCGGACAAAGGTCTGCACCAGCGTGGATACCGCCGCACAGACCAGGTCATGGCCGGGCGGTCCTGCGCCAGCGTGGCCGGTGACCTGGATAGAGCCCGGTTGGATGATTACCTGAATCATGGCCTTGCCTCCTGAAAATGAGTATCAAAAAAGCACCCTTTCGGATGCTGCTAATCACTTAACTTGTCTGCAATGTTCATGCCGAACTT